ATCATAGAAATACCAGAATAGGAAATTATTAATTAAATATCTAATATTATGAAGAAAGTAATGTTTTTGATGATGCTTTTATTGGGGGTGAAAGCATGGGGACAAGATGGTTATTTTGTATCTTCAAAATCCTCAGAAACGATAATTAAAACAGTAGAACTGACTGAAGAACAAAAATTTGTTCAGGATAACTTTAAAAAACTGAATGTTGCTGACTGGTATCGTGGCATGCGTTTTATGGCGATATATAAACCTGATATTTATGACATGTCATTGCTGAGAGGGGAGAATGGAGCAAAACTATCGGATTATTACCATCAAATCATTGCAGTAGATACAATTGTAGAGCGTACAGTATCTTGTCCTGCTGGAAGTTGTATTAGGACGTATATTCTTTTTAATACTGATACTGGTACCCCTTTAGAATATGAGTTTATTGGGGGTATAGATGAAATGCGTGATGCTAATTTTAATCATATAGAAGGTATTGTTCCACTTGATGACATTGATATTGCAAGGAAATTGCTGTTGGGTAAGACCTTGTATTCAATGACAAGGTTAGGTCATATTGATACTGACAAGGGATTACGGGTCATAAGAGTTAATAAATTTGCACCTTATAAAATTGAAGAAATAGGCATTGGTAATGCTGAATGTCCCGTAAAGATTGTGGTAAAAGGTAATGATGGAAAGAAATGTTGTTTTTTAGTGTCTATGAATGGAATTAATAATGTTCCTAATAATTTTCTTTTAGGTGATGGGTACTTTCATAATGTATTTAGCTTTTCTAATCCAAGGGTAAAATATAAAAATATACCTTCTTCAACTTGGAATTTGATAATAGGTGGTAAGGTAAAGATTGGTATGACAAAAGAGCACTGTCAATTATCATGGGGGAATCCAGAAAAAGTAAATGTTACTACTGGTTCTTTTGGTACTCATGAACAATGGGTATATAATGGAAATAGTTATCTGTATTTTGAAAATGGAAAATTAACAGCAATACAAAATTAAAATGCAGTTCTTTATTGTGCTTTCAAATATTATTGCCATATTTGCAGTGCTAAACAGTATAACCCTGATTGGTTATCGATGTGCATCGTATAATGCTCACAAGTTTGCGGGCTTTTTTTATGCCCGATTTTAAGATATTGGCGGCTGCCTTTCCCACACATTGTTTTTTGCCTCGGTAATCAACGTTGTACTGTTTAGCGACACGGGATATGGCAGCCGTTTTTCTGCCTAAATGCTAAACAGTACAACGATATGAAAGAACTAACTATCGGTACGCAATCCGTACCTGCTCCACGTACATCCGTGGGCGAATCTGTTAACGCTCTCACAGAGCAAGTTTCTGACCTTCAACGCCGCTACTATCGTAGTCTGGCTCCTGACTGCGAGCTTCGCAGTGCCTCTGACCGCTGGTACTTCGGTGCCATTCTCTCAACTTGTATCGGATTTATATTTCCTCCATTGTTTGCAGTGACTGCATTGTGCGTTTATAAGGCAAAGAAGTGCCAGAAAGGGGGTAAGAAATGATGTATTTTGTCTCTTATGTTAATACTTATAAGCCTCTGAACAATGCTTGTAAGGAACTGTCTGAATGGGTATCTGCATTTGAAAATCTATTGATAAAAGATGACTGTTCTTTGGATGCTTTCCATAATGAGATTGACACCGAGGTGGCAATGATTAATGCGAAAAATCCGAGAGTTCGTAAGATTAATGTACACCGCTATGATGGAGGTCTGGGAGTGAAGGCTTTTGCAGGGGATAATTCTGACTACAACAATGTTTTCATTATCTCTATTCGTAAAGTGAAGGGCACTTATGTGTTTTCAGAACGTCCGGCTTTGGAGAAAGGAGGTAAGGCATGACTACAACGAAAGTAAACGAGATTGTACTGAGTGAAAAGGTGTCTAAGAATCTCGCTTTTTTACAGCAAGGATATGCGCAAGCACTTGCATCAGGACTGGATGATGCGATAGGTTTTCTTCTTGAAGAAAGCAATATGGGCAGTTCAGACCCGCGAAATCTGATTAATGTTTTGGGTACGCTGCATAATGCGCGTACAGAGTTTTTGAGCCTAATTCCTGAAGATATGAAAGGAGGCTCACATGAATGATCTATTAATTTATAGTCTTCCGGCAAGTGGCTTGAGTAATGCTATTGCAGTGGCCAAAGAGATACATACTGAAATGGGTATGCAACCGGAAGAAATCAGGTTGGCAAATGGGGTACGGGTTTCTTATAACTGGAAAGATGTAAAAGCCTTGGAAATTGGAGATATGAGTGAAGAAATATATATTTCAAAGAATCTGATTGCCTGATTTTTACTATTTTTGGATGAAATCCCCGGTAGGCTTCGGCTTATCGGGGATTTTTTATGTCCTTTTTCCTGCCATGGCTGCAAGATACCTTTGCAGCATGGGATCACACGGTGAACGTTTGGCAATGGAGAAGAACCGGAACAGCTGGAGAAGCAAAGGCAACCAGATGTCCGGAGAGCGATATCCACTTGATGTTATCATTGAGGGAGATACCGGTATAACGCAACAATGGGAACGCCAACAGGATAAAGAGGCTGTGGCGACATTCAATGCGCGGGTACAGGATTGGGGCAGCAAGGTGAATGCGGTGCTGAAACTCTCTATAGGAGAATTGGTTGCGAACGACAAAAAGCTATCCAGGTCACTGAAACAGAATTACCGTCATTACGGCAAACCGATTGTTGCTGGAGAAGAAGTAACCAGTATTGGGTTCGGCTTCAGGCCCGAAGGTATTTACATTCATCTGGGAGTAGGTCGAGGATACAATATGGAGGGTGGCACACGTGTATTGACGAAAAAGAGTAATAAGGAGTGGAACAGAAATCCGATACCGTGGTTCAACCCAATAATAGAACAGGCGATTCCGGAACTGGTTGAGATTGTGAGAGAGTACTGCGGGACGCTTCTTGTGAATACTACGAGAATTTTTATCAATAGATAGTTATGGATGAAATTACAAAGAAAATAGGCAATTTCAGCTTTGTGGATACGGCTGCCGGACAATATGCCATTAATATGAACTGGAGTCAGGAAATGAGCCAGTTCTTTAACGGTGATGCAAAAAATTGGGATGGTGATCCGACGAATGTAGCGGGGGTTCGGGTGGTGCCATGGGGACCGGATAACAATATGCCGAATGCTATCCGGAACTTACTGGAAAAAAATAATCTGGGACCGGGCATTCTGGACAGAAAAACGGGTTTGCTGTACGGTCAGGGTCCATTGCTTTACCGGGTGAAGATCGTGGATAACGAACGGGTGCAGGAGTGGCTGGTGGATGATGATATTCAGGAGTGGCTGGATAGTTGGGATTACCGGAAGTATATCCGGGATGCGCTGGTGGAATACACGCACATGAACGGGCAGTTCACGAAGTACTTTATGGGCAAAGGGGTGCGTATCGGTCGCCCATGGGTGAAGCGGCTGGAATGTTTGCATAGTAGTGAGTGCCGGCTTGTATGGCCGGAGAATGACAGTCGGTGCCTGGAAGATGTGACGGCGTACCTGACCGGTGACTTTGACAGTTACCGAAGCCGCAGTTTCCTGAAATATCCGGCTTTCGATAAGTGGCAGCCATCGAAATATGAAACAGCGGTGAAGTATCACTGTATGCGTAGTTTTGGGCGTAACATGTATGCGATATCCTGTTTTTACGGATCGGTTCCCTGGCTGGAGAATGCGAATAATCTTCCGGAGATTATCCGGCATTTGAATGAGAATATGATTGCAGCCGCGTATGTGGTGCATAGCCCTCACGAGTATTGGGTACAGAAAGAACAGCATGTGCGGGAAATGAATCCGGAATGGGATGATACGCGGGTGTATCAGGAGCTTGAGAAGCTGCGGGATGAAGTGACGAAAACCATTGCCAATGTGATGGCGGGGCAGAAGAATGCCGGCAAGTTCTTTTCTTGTGTGGACTTTGTGGATGACTTGGGAAATGTGCAGAGTTGGAAGATTGAACCGATAGAGATGAACATAGACAAGTACATCGAAGCTCAGGCGAAGATATCGCGCATTGCGGATAGCTCGACTACAAGCGGTTTCGGTTTGTCTCCGGCATTGGCCAATATCATTATTGACGGAAAGAGTGACAGCGGCAGCCAGATGCTTTATGCGCTGAAGATATTCTACGGGGCGGACACACAAATCCCGGAGGAAATTGCACTGGAGGCAATCAATGACGCCATCCGCATTAATTTCCCGAATAAGAAGGGGATATTCTTGGGTATTTACCGAAAGGTGATTAATAAGGAAGATAATGTGTCGGCGCCTGATCGCTCGACTAACCAAGTATAAAAAACAGCTATGAAACAGAAGAAAGACATTGAATTTCCCGAATGTTGGGAAGAGGTGAAGCCGTTGGAGTGGCTTCATATCTTAAAGACCAGAGATAAGCTAATGCACCGGTCAGGCTTCACTCTCCGCGACGTGAAGCGTGACTGGTGCGCGTATGTATTGAAGAATCGGGGATATCGTCTTCAGGGCGTTGATGATATGCTGATGGTTGACCGGCTGGCTGATACGTTGGACTGGATGTGGAAAGTAGAAGAGGATATCAATCAGGATGGTGTTCCTGTTACTGAAGCTCAGTTAATGTATGATTGTACTGTGAACCTGCTTCCGAAGTGGCGATATCTGCAAGGCCCCGCCAGCCATGGGGCTGATCTGACCTTTGGCGAGTTCCGCCAGGCGGCTGCCGTGATAAACAAATATAATGCGGAGCATGATCCTACGGACCTACGTGCATTGTGCGCAATTCTCTATCGGAAACCGGTAAAGGACAAAGGGTGCGCATTGCGTGAACCCTTCCGAGCGCAATACATGGGGCGATACATGGGGGCGGTCCGCTATATGCCGGAGTGGATTCAATGGGGAATTTATTCCTGGTTCGCTTACTTCTGCAATTACTTGTTTACCGGGGCTTTTATCATTGATGGAGTGGAGGTTTGCTTTGCACCGGTTTTTGAACGGCACCGGAAGAGCCCGGAGGCTCAACCTGGTATTATCCAAAATTTGGGAATGAACAGCGTATTGTATTCTGTTGCCGAAAGTGGTGTTTTCGGCAATGTGGACGCCACTGATGACACGCTGTTACTGCGCGTGATGATGAAGTTGCTGGATGATAAACAGCGGGCTGACGAATTGATGAGAAACTTTAAAAAATAGCTGCTATGATTTTCAATAAGGACAAAAATGGTGCTCAGGAACTGCGGGAGCTGACCGGGAATTATTATGCGAACAATAAGTTCGATAAGATTTCCGGTGAAATAGAACTGGCCACTGAAGAACTTTCGTCACTGATAGGGGACGAAGCGATGAAGCTGGCTGAAAAGTACTACACTGAACCTGATAAAGATGCAGATGCGGAACTGGTGCGTAAAGTTCAACGCCCGGTTGCTATCCTGGCTACGCTTCGGATGTACCGGAAGAATGATCTCAGCCATGAAGATGATGGACGAAAATTCAAGATGGCAACGGATAACAGTGAGAAACTTCCGTGGGAATGGCAACTGGATCGGGACGATGCACTACACTTGGAAGAATATTACCGGGCAGTGGATATTCTGATCCGCTACCTGAATAAAAAACAGCTGAAGGAGTGGACGGATACATCATTGTACAAGTTATCTCAGACACTGATCATCCGGAACGGTGAAGCGTTTGACGGTTATTTCCCTATCGAGCGGAGCGAACGAATGTATCTGATGCTGGTACCGTTTATCAGGGAGGCACAGATGCTGACAGTGAAGCGTGCATACGGCAGTGAATGGGAGGAATTGCTGAAGGAAAAAGAATCTTCGGAAACGGATGCGCATTTTGCTGCCTGTAAAGCTGTGGCGTTGCTGGCCATGAGCATGGCATTACGCCGGTTATCGTTGAGTGCTATTCCTAACGGAGTGATCCGCAAATTTATGACGGAGAACGGGATGGGGGAAAGTGAACCTGCATCTCTGAAGGATGTGGAAAGGGTTGCCGGATGGATGGCGGATGATGCCGCCACCTGGGTGAATGAAATGAAGCTGGCGCGTAATGGCGGACCGGTACACTATGAACTGTTGCCTAAGAATGACAGGCGGAATAAATATTGCAGGCTATGAATGTATTGCAAAGACCAAGAGATAGAGAGTTCTGCGGGACTATGCAGGACTATGTGATAGATACGGAAGTCTCAATCACTTTTGCTGTTGAATATGGCGGAAAAAGAATACTGGATGAGGATTATGTTCCTGATGCGGATTATTTGGTGAGAATCCGGAAGTTAGGTAAATTTTGTGAGAATGCATTGTGGAGTATATGGTGCGCAGGAGAGATAAGCTGGCAAAATAGTTCTGCCGGAGTATTTTCCTTTTTTATTGATGGCGTGTTGGATGTGGAGAGTTTTGTAATGTACAGCACTTTGCAAACTACAAAAGACGCATATTATCCGGGATGGCTAAGCGAAGTAAACCAAAAAGTAGTACATAAAGGATGTAAGGAGTATCTGAGTGGGTATCTTATGCCAAATAATAATGTTCGTAAGGCTACTGTAACAGGCTATGATATCAATGGTAGTGATGTGACTAAAGACCTATTTAAAGTTCCTGTTACCGAAGGTGTAAGTTATCCTGTTACTATAGATGTCAGTCTGGAACGGATCATGTCTTTATTTCCGATGATACGGCTTCAACGCTACATTGTGAAATCGGGAGATTATTCTTTTCTTTTTCATGTGGACAGCTCTGTATATATGGATAAGTGGTGTTTCAGATTCAAAAATGTGTATGGAATGCCGGAAACGGTTACTGCTATGGGAGGATTGTCTATTAATGGCGGTAATGAGAGTGATGCGGCGGTATTGGCTGGAGTAGAAAGAAAATTTGGTTTAAAGGTGACTGATGAATATACCGTCAACAGTGGAGTGGTTATGCTTCAGAGTGATTATAAGCTATGGCATAACCTTCTGAATGCGCAAGAAGCGGATATTCTTGTGGATGGTGAGTGGCTACCCATTGTGATAAGTAAACAGAAATATGAACGTGAGTTCCGGAGAAGCGTGATGAGTGTGATAGAGTTTAGCTTCAGGATGGCTGATCCAGACCAAAATAATCTGATACATGTATGATTAATATTCTTAGATACCGGGAAATATTAGCAGAACTGAAGAGCAAAATCAATGCTCGGACTGATACACTGATTGACGGCGTGATCATTGCAGTCAGTGACAAGCACCTGACGAAAAAACTGAGAGATCAGACTGGATTGTTTCTGTGCTCCAATTATCCAGATGCTGAATCGAAAGGCGGGACAGATAATTACCAGGAGTATAACCGATTATTGTTATTCTTATTGGAGAAGGTTCCGGCTGGAGACGAAACGGATGAAGAAGAAATGAAACATTATGCACGGATACAGGCGGTGATGCAGATTCTGAAAGAAGAAATTCGAGAAATGAATTTTGTTTGTGGAGAGATATCCGGTGGTGCTGAAACCTGTACAGAATGGGAGTATGATGTTTTTGGTGGGTTCAATGGATTAAGCATTGGGTTTAAATTGACGGATTATGACTGAATTGTTTATTGATGGAGTCTCGGTTGTATTACCAAAGGATTTTAGCGTACAAGTAAAACGTGAAAATTCTTTTATCACCAAAAATGGTGAATATACCTATGATATCACTTTGCAGTTGACCAACCCGACAAATGCCACATTATACAAACATTTGTATAGGCTAAATTCGACTCAGCAAATAGAGTCGAAACGATCCGCAATTTTGGTAGCAGATAATCGTGTATATTGTAATGGTACGGAGATTATTACTGGATGGACAGAGAGCACTGTATCTATACAAATTGCCAGCGGCAACTCGGAACTGAATTATTTTATCGGTAGTGATCTTCTGATATCTTTTCTTGAGATGAAAACCACTATACCGAATCGTGGAGATATGAATTATGTTACAAAAACATATCCGGAAGTAGATTACTGTCTTGCTCCTGTTGTGAACCGGACGGCTGGATATTGCATAAATCAGTGGGCGTATGGAAAAGCTGCTTTGGAAGATACTTATAAATTGCAAGCAGATGGGCAATACTGGTTCCCACAACCTTATTTATGTGCATTCATAAAAGAGGTGATGCGGGCTATTGGTTATGATCTTCAGGTTAATCAGATAGAAGATACGGTATTTAAAAATCTGATTATATGCCATGTAGTGGAAACTTACAAATGGAATGAATTGTTGCCAGGCTGGAGCGTAAAGGATTTTTTTGAGGAAATAGAGAAGATGTTTAATGCTGTGTTTGTTGTGGATAATCGTAAACGCACAGCAAGGTTGATGATCAAACCAAATTATTATGCTGGTGTAGAGATTGCGCATGTCTTACAAGTAGAAGATTCTTATGAGGCAGAAGTTGATGAGGACAATGAGATGGTTGATATAATGTCTTCTACTACTGTAAAATATCAGATTCCGGATAGTACTTATTACCGTATAAGGTGTTTTCCTGATGATTTTTCTAAAAATGTAAAACGTGATGTTATACCTATAGATTTTGAACCGGATGTTACAGATCAAATGCAAAGAATGAATGATTGGTTCAGGGGAAATGGATTTCAAAAATATGATATTGTTTATACAGATGCCCTTACTGGTAGAGAATTTGTTTATAAAGGTCGTACATTCAATGAAGGCTGGAGTGTTTTTGAACCAGTGAATGAGTTTAAACCATTGGAACGGGAAAATGCAGAAAATACGGTTGAATTGGAAATGGTACCCGTAGAATTAGCTTTTTCTGATTTGTATAGTTATGTAGGAAGTGATAAAAATCGCCCTATCAAGATTATGATTCCGGTTATTGATGAGAGTGGAACCTCGGATGAAAATGGTGAAGGCATTACGAATGTTTTAGAGCAAGTTGAAACTTGGACAACGAAAGAGAGCCAGAGTAAAGATACAATATTTCTTGCCTTTTATATTGGCTTGGTTAGTTATGAACCACTAACTTCAGGAAGATATGATTTCCCTTTGCCATTTACTGACCTATATACCTGGACGCAATCATATAAGTATTGGCCAACTAATAATATTGGGGCTACTTTAGCTTTGACAACTTTAGATAAACAATTTTATGTGGGGGGATATGATATAGATTTTGATAAGGCTATCAAAAGACGCTGTTTTGATCCAAATGTCTATGATGTCCGGTCGATTTTTGAGATCAATAATAAGCGGTATATATGTAAAGAAATGGAGTTCACTTTAAATGCTTATGGCCGTAAAGGAGCTTGGACTGGTACTTTCTACCCAATACGGATAGTAGATGTGCCGGGAGTACGTTGGATATTGGAGAATGGTAGATGGCGCGATTTCGGTGTTTGGTTGGATGATGGTCATTGGATAGATGTCTGATTTTTTTTGTTCAATAGGTTTATCCCGGTGGTCTGTGATGGATAGCCGGGCTTTTTTATGTCCTTTTTCACGGTAAGCTGGCGGGCTACTTTTGTGATATAAATTTCAATAGGTATGGCTATAAGTATCACAGATTTCAAAGTTGCCATCCGAATAGATAATTCGGAAGCGAAAGTCAAGTTTGAGGAGACACGCGAAGAGATTGCGAAAGTGAAATCCGAAATGGATAAGTTGGCAGAATCAGGTAAGAAGGATTCGACGGAATATAAAGAACTGAAAAAGCAACATGATAAACTGAATAAGTCTTTTTATGAACTGCGTAAAGAGGCTGGATTGACTGCGTTGACCTATAACGAATTGCGTAAGAAAGCAAGTACGTTGAGAGCTCAGATGAATAATAATGTTCCCGGTACTGAGAAATGGAAAGCGTTGCGGGCAGACTATTTACTGACCAAGCAGCGGATGAAGGAACTGGAGGTACAGGCACGCGATACACGGTTCTCTTTGTCAAAGCTGACGGATGGATTTAATAAATATGCTGCCATTGGTGCCAGTGCCATTGCTTCGCTTACCGGTGTGGCGATGACAGCCCGTAAATGTGTGGATGAATATGCCAAAATGGAGGAAGCTGAAGCACAAGTAGTGAAATATACCGGGATGACTCGGGCAGAGGTAAAGGAGCTAAACGAAGAGTTTAAGAAGATGGATACGCGAACTCCGAGAGAAAAACTGAATGCACTGGCTGGGGATGCAGGACGCTTGGGAATCACGGCTAAAAAAGATGTATTGGAGTTCGTGGATGCAGCCAATCAAATAAATGTTGCATTAGGTGAAGATCTTGGCGAAGATGCGGTGAAGAATATAGGTAAATTAGCACAGATGTTCGGTGAGGATGAAAAGCTGGGACTTCGTGGGGCTATGTTAGCTACAGCTTCCGCGATTAATGAGGTTGCACAGAACTCATCCGCAGCCGAAGCGTACCTGGTTGCCTTTACCGCGCGTGTGGCGGGTGCTGCAAATCAGGCGAAAGTAGCTCAGGGTGATATCCTTGGTTATGCTTCCGTTCTCGATCAGAATATGCAGCAGCAAGAAATGGCTGCAACAGCGTTCCAAACACTAATGATGAAGATGTTCCAGGAACCGGCTAAGTTCGCAAAGATTGCCGGGCAAAGCGTCGAAGAGTTTTCATCACTCATCAAGAATGACGCGAACGAAGCGATACTTCAGTTTCTGGATACTTTGAATAAGAAGGGTGGACTGGATCAACTGGCCCCAATGTTTAAGGAAATGGGACTGGACGGTGTACGAGCTTCAGGTGTGATCAGTACCATGGCGGGAAAGATTGATGATGTTCGGGTAGCGCAAAAACTGGCTAATGATGCGTACCGGGATGGTACAAGCGCAACGAATGAGTATAATATACAAAATAATACGGTGCAGGCAGGACTGGATAAAGCAAGAGAAAACTTTAAAAATGTTCGAATCCAACTTGGAGAAAAACTTTTGCCAATAATGAGGTATATGGTTACTACCGGTAGCCTGACGGTGAAAGGGTTGAGTGCAATCGTATCTGTACTGTCTGAATATAAAGGGGCGATATTAACAGCAGCAACGGCTGTTGCTGCCTATACACTTTATGTAAAAGCCGGTACCATTGCTACAGCGGCATATAACACCATAACGAAAGCTGCTACGCTGGCTACTAATTTATTCAGTAAAGCGACTAAGGCGAGTCCATGGGGGCTTGTTATTGCCGGAATTACTGCTGTCGTTTCTTACTTGGCTATTTTCAGGGATAAAACAGATGAATCCACTGAATCTCAAAAAAAGTTTAATGATGAATTGGAACGTACTAAAGCTACAATGGATTTGATCGCCGGGGTAAAAGTAAGTGCAGATAATTTTGAGTTCCTTACCGATAAACAGAAACAGCAGTTGAAAGCTGATGCGCAGCGAGGAATTGACGAACTGGATGACTTGCTAACAAAGGGGATGATTGAAACCAAGGCGTGGTATGAGCAAGAGAAAGAAAGTATTCTGAAGGCGACTGAAGACAATGAGGTTTTGAGAAAGTCTTATCTCCGGGGACTTGAAAAAGACTTTGAGGAGCGTGTTGCTAAATTAGCTGGATATGTTGATAAGAAAAAGGAACTGGAAAAAATTGTAGCTATGGTTCCGAACCTTTCCGGACCGGTAGTTCCAATAGTTCCTGTTGATGATAAAGCACTTGAAAAAGAACTGAAAGCGCGTGAAGAAGTCCTGAAGCAGGCTATGCAGGAAGAACGTAATCTGTGGAAAGAAGAATATCTGAACCAGCAGCATAGTGAGGAAGAGTATCAACAGGCACAGTATGACAGTGAGATAATGTTTCTCCTGAAGAAAAAGGCTTTGTTGGAAAGCTATGGCAAGGATGTGACAGACATACAAGGCCAGATTTATGATAAGATGATTGCTGAAGCAAATCGGTTAACCAATGCCAGGAAAGCTACTGAAGCACAAGAAAAGTCTTCTTCTTTCTCCGCTTTGGAATCTACTTATCAGGAAGACCAACGATTGATCAAGCAGCAATACCTTGATGGCGATATCAAGACGGAGAAGGAATACCAGGAGAAGATAAAAGAATTGGAACTTGACTATCTGAATGAACGGAAACGGATGCTGGAGACATATGGAGATGATGTCTCGCAAATTAATGGACAGATATTGGATAAACAGCTTCAGCAGAAGAACACAGACAAAGACACCAATAAGGAAAAAGGTTTTCAAGCAATTGATAATACCGGAGATTATGGTCAGAAGCTGAATATGTTGCAAGCCATGTATGATGCTGATTTGATTTCTTATCAAGAATACGAGGAGGAGAAAGCGCGTATCAACGAAGAATATGAGCAGGTGCGTGAAGACCAGACAAAGGCCACATTTGATGTCATTGCACAGGCGGCGGCAGCGGCTAATCAGGTGGTAAGCGCATTGCAGGATATGGAGATCAGCAAGGTCACCCGGAAGTATGACAAGCAGATTAAGGCGGCAAAGAAAGCAGGCAAGGATACGACGAAACTGGAGGAGGAGAAGGAAGAAGCGATCAATCAGGTTAAGAAGAAGTATGCCGATAAACAATTCGCAGCTTCCGTACTTCAGGTAACCGCCACTACCGCCGTTGCTGCTATGGAAGCCTACAAAGCTATGGCAGGTATTCCAATCATTGGTCCGGTACTGGGAGCAATGGCAGCCGCGGCAGCCGTCGCCAGCGGTGCGGCTCAGATTGCCGTTGCCAAACAACAACGTGATGAAGCGAAAGGGCTGAAAGAAGGTGGTTATTCGGATGAGTATGTCGAAGGCTATACGCGCAGCGGTAATCCAGATGATGTGGCCGGAGTGATACCGGTTCACAAAAATGAGTTTGTGGCCAACCATGAGAGTGTAGCGAATCCGCATGTTCGCCAGTTCCTGGATGTGTTTGACGTGGCGCAGAAAAATGGTACAGTCCGGATGATCAATACAACTCAGATACTTGAACAGGTGAGGACCCGTAGCGGGAAATATGCAGGTGGCTTTGTCGATGAAGGGCCGGCAGGTACTTCTTTTGCCGCTACCGATATCCCGTCTTCCGGCATTACTCCGGAACTGCGGGCACAGATCATTGAACTGATGAAAGAGAATAATCATTTATTGCAGGTGATCTGTGATAAAGAACTGGTTGTGGATTCACGAAAAGTACGTGATGGCATCAGGCATATAGAAAAATTGGAGAGAAATGTGAGCAGATAAATTGTCCTTTTTCTGCTATTCCCTGACTGGTAATTTTGCACTATGGACGTATATGAAGCTATAAATGAGATGAGAAGGAAGACAGAGCAGAGAGAGAGTTTCTCTTTCGCTTTCATGTCCTTCAGTTACGAACGCCGAAAGAGCGACGGCATTGTAAAGATTGAGCGTGCCCGTCTTCGGAAACAAAGCAAAAAGGAGAACAAGCGTTTTGCTGACTATATGCTGAATTTCATTGATCTGGATACAATGGAATACGGAATGTGTTGGCAACCCTTGTTGCTGGAATTTAATGGTAATGACTTAGATTTACGTTGATATGGATGATTTGGATTTGATTTTTGAAAATATTGTCCCTTGGAATGGTGAAGTAGATACCGGTAGGGATGCACGGTTGAAACTGGATCGCAACTTTGCACGAATAAAGAATAACTTTGAGGCATTTGCTGATGGTTTATTTATTAACCTTGGTGGTATTCCTGAAGATGAGTTTGATAATATAACGAAGCCGGGGTATTATCTGTATGCTATACAGGCGGGTAGCGGAGAAATTAAAGGAATCTTGGTTGTCAGTAAGGACGGCTTCATTCGGCAGATACGCTATGAGTTCAATGGTATGTATATCCGTTCGTTTACGGATGAAGGCTGGGAAGAATGGGAGGATCAATTTGTTTTAAAGTTGAGAAAGCATATAGATAATGATTCGATTTATTGGGATGGAAACAAAAGGGTCATTAAGTCTAAAGGTGGTGGCGGAAGCGAAATATTCACTATTACGGTGGATGCGGATGAGACGTCAGGAGTGCGCGGTGAAATTCTTCCGGCTAAGGTTAATAAGGTTCAACAGGGAGATTCGTTGACTATTACGATTGTGCCCAAAACAGGGTTTGTGGTGCAGCGGGTTAACGTTGATAAAGTATCACAGGGGGCAATTACGGAATATACATTTAGAAATGTGCAGGAAGACCACACCATGTATGTATGGTTTCAGGCGGAGGTGGCTGCTAATCCTACTGATTGGCTTGAACGAAGTGACTTGCCGGGTACTTATTATTCTTCCTTACAAGCGGCATTTGATGCGCTCAAGGCGGATTATCCGGAGAAATTGACGAAGGATATTACTATAACCTGTGTTAAGGATGGCATCAGATTCAAGCGGGACAGAAACTTATGGCTGGCGGAAATTATAAACTGGAATAAGGGTTCAATGTTTACTTTGACGGTTGACGGGGCAAATAAACTGACACTGGATTGTGCATCGGTCGGTGGTCTGAACTTTGACCATGTGGATAATATCATAGTCAAGAATACGGCATTCGTGAATGTGGCGAATTACATGGAATCAAGTGCTCCGGAAGAAGTGTCAGGGGTGAATTTTACCGGAAATGTGGAAAGTTATTCACGTAACCTTTATGTCGCTGATTGTACAATCAATGGTTTATCTCCTGTGAATAAGAACGGTTTGGGACGTTATGCGATAATTGGCAAGTACGCGGAGAATATGTATGTCAATGGGTGCCGTATTACGGAATTCAATTGTATTCCGCTGAAATTTATGGATTGCCGGATAGTATCGCTTATTAAGAGTTACATTGATGCAAGCCATTCGTATGGTCTTATTGGTCATCCGGCCTTGTGCACAATGTCCAACTCGCAGATTTTGATTGCCGAGGATAACGAGTTTACCGGAACTTCCGGTGAATACTTCTTCTACCTTACGAATGTGGAGCACATTTTCTTCAGGAGGAATTATTTTCATGACGGTAATGGTGAGGGAATTAAAATTGCAAGCAAGGTGCCTGTGAAGGAGTTTGTACTGGAATCAAACCTTTTCGTACATCTGCTTAATCAACCTGTTGTGACATGGGGATATCACTATGTCATATTTGAATGCGATGCAGAGCATGTAAGTATGCTTGGCAATACAGCGTACATCAATAGTACATGGTGGCAGCAGTGGTTCATGAAAGCACAGAATCACCATATAGACACGTTTGATTCTTACAATAACATTATCATTTCGGCCGTTGCCGACAGTGTGCCAATGAGAGGTGTATCTTTAGGGACGGTTGGCACTATCAATAGTGGAAATAATCTTTACCAAGTACCGTTGAACAGTTCCGGAAATCCCGTACATGGTTTCTTTGGCACAGATGATATACGCGGCAGCTTATCCTCGATGCAAGAAAAGGGCATAGAGATAGGCAGTAACTTGGCTAATACCGGAGTTAAGTTGTTGCAAGTTCAGAATGGCGGTTCATCATACAAGCTGCTGGATGTATTGGCGGGAACTTATCCGGCTGATGTCAGCCATCTGCCGGATATTGACTACGAATATAAGGCAAAAGCGGCAACGGGTAATACGGTGGGTTGTTATAATCTTGCCGGAACGATAATTGACGAAACGAATGATGCCGCGACCGGATATGTGGGCGTAGATATTTCGGAAAATACAAGTTTCTCCAATGAGGTACAATATACCACTTATGCAGATGGTTTGTTGTTGGTAAAACACAATACGCTAAACAGGTCTAAGTTTGTGAAGGTTTCCGCTATTGGTACACAGCATTCAGCATTGATTCTGGGACGGTATGGCTTGTTGCAATTGTTACCTGTGTTGGATAATAACGGAGAATATGTTTCTGAGGAATTGTATGATATTAATATAGAGTAATATGGCTGAAAATTATAATGACATACTGAAAGTCCGGATAGGACGGGTAACGGCTAAGGCTGCGGCGGATAATTATTTCCCGATTATCGGGCAGACTGTAAAGATAGACGCTACAACAAGATGGGGGCAGACATCTGAATGGCAGATACAGGACGGTGACGGACAAACGGTAACCGGTGCCGGAAATTTGACATTGCAAAAAGATAGTAAATCCATTAAGATAGCGAATTCGGGTGAATTGAAACAGAAGTTTATCGGTCGTAATTCTGTTTCAGAAGTTGAAGTGATAAAGGCTATTTATGCGATGGAGGCACAGACGTTACCTTACTTTGAGGTGACGGTAACTGAAGTTCTCCGCGTCGGTGATAGGGGATATATCGATATACTTGCAGAAAATGGCTATGCCACTTCGCGCAGAAATACAGCAGTAGCACGCATATACAAGGAGAATGAAACACAGCCGGTAAAGAATATCAGTTTTGACACCACCAGGCCCGGTCCTACAATATGGGCATCTACCTCATTTTCTTTCAATAACTCTTCCGACCGAGGTGTCTATGATGTCGAAGTGGACGTAACCGACACGCTGACCGGGGTTACCTTGACTAAACGCATCAACAAGTTTATTACCGTCACTCCGAAGCTTTGTCCGAAGCCTGCTGATACAACGCAAGGCTATGAAGTTGCCTTCACTTATTCGGCATATACGAGTTATGTTGCTTTACCCGGTACGCAGGAGTTTGAATGTAGACTGTGGCGGAATGTGGATAATTCAGGTTTGAATTATGCTGAAATGATTCTTCCACAGGGAAACCCTAATAATGGGCAATGGGATGGGCCAGATTGCAGTATGTTGCCTGCCGGAACAACGTTGGTGGTAAAGCGTGATCCAAAAGAGCCGGAAGATTATCCAATACGTCTTTTCTTGAAGGGGAATAAAAGCCAGAATGAAACGAATGAGAACGGGACACCGAACTTTACCCGTGAGGCTCCGCTGATTATTACACATGATGAGGAAGATGTGATGCAATGGGGATGGCGTGCATACGGTGCGTTTTCGCCGGGACAGAACATGCGTAATATTGTGGTAGATGGGTATGGCTACCATAAGACGGGAATACATTTCTATCCTTTCGATAGCAACATGTTTACTGACTCATGCCTGTTCATAAATAACGGTTCTTCTTTTTTTGAGATTTTTGGACTGGATATCGATGGAGCGGGATTTGCAGGCATATCGGCGAAGACTGACCCGAATGCAAATAATACCTGGTTCTGGCGGGAGAATGGTTGGGAGATGTATCTGGATATTCATCATTGTACTTTTCGCAATACTGTAGGAGAAGGTGTTTATGTCGGTTACTTTGACACATCAGAGAAAGAAGGCACAAATTCAAATGGCGAGATAGTAAAGTTTCATGCGCACATTATACGTGATTTACGTGTTTATCGGTGTAGTTTCATACAGAATGGTTATGATAGCGTTCAGATTAACAATGCTCGCGGAGTGGAATTCTGCTATAATTTATTAGATGGTTGCGGATATCGCCGGGAACCGTCACAAGGGTCAGCATTTTCCTGCACGATGGATGGAAAGATATACAATTGTACAGTAAAGAATAACTATAACATTATTGGGGTATTCGGGCCGTTTTTGTCAGGTCTTGAAATCTTTAATTGTATCCTGACGGCAGCAAGGTTAGAGACTGGATGGGCGTTGAGCGCATGGACATCTGACAGTAATCCAGAGGAAATAATAACTGGCAAGTATTATAATATACACAACAATGTAGTCAAGGCGGCTACAATTGCAAGATTGACTGGTAACGTCTCATACGAAGGTTATACGATGGATGATAACATCTTTATCACGGAAAATGGTGATACGGAAACACCGGGATACTTTGGTGGTAGCGGAAATATCTTCCTTACTGCTGATTTGGATTATGAAAATATTGATTCGGCATTGAAAGTGGCTGATAGTGCTAATTATAACTATCAACCGGCCTATAACTCACCAGCAGTTACAGCGGGGAAAAATGGTAAATCTCCATTTGATATGAGAGGGTATAAGAATTGGTATATTGGCAATTTCCATGCAGGGCCGTTCATGGGGAAATATAAGGATGCTTCTGTTATAGATGCAGAGCTTGCACTGACTGGTATAGTTATTAATAAGGGGGCAGCATCAACTTATGTAAGAGAAGTGAATGTGTTATTACAATACAATGGCAATCCGACCCAATATCGGTTGGGAGAAACGGCGGATTTATCCGGTGTAGCTTGGAAATCATTAGGAGAAGTTGAAGACAATACTGTTTCGTATAATTTATCTGATGGTTTTGGCAATAAAACATTATATGCACAAGTGGGTAATGCAAACCAAGAATCTTCCGTTGTGTCTTCATCTATTGAATATCAGAAGGAGCCTGTAGCGGCAACAATGACTATCAATGGCGGGAATGCGTATACTACTTCTGAAAGTGTTAAGATTGTGTTTGCTGTTACGGGGGCATATACATCCCTCCAGTACATGTTGTCTGAGAGTGCGGACTTCGCAGGTGCATCTTATGTCTATTATACACCGGAAAGTGAGATTGACTTTACTTTATCAGGCAAAGGTGAAAAGACTATTTACGGGCGGTTGAAAGCGGATGATGGACAAATAGCTAACGCCAGTGCGGTAATTAACTATGTTGCTCGTAAGTGTATTATTTCGCTGAATAGCTACAATGGTCAAGAAAGAGGGTTTGACTCCGAAAATGGTATAACTAAACCCGGTAGCTGGCCAATAAACTGGGATGTCTACGATGTTACAGGAGAAGTTATGGGACATCTCAACTTCGCCGGGACGCAAGGATGGGTAGGCTTAAGCAGTCAGTGGGGTGCAACAAGCACAGGGGATAATTCCGGTATATATCCTGATAAATACTTAACCGCAGGATATATACGTCAACAAACGAAGGATAACCTTACAGATGCCAGCTATATTATTGTTTCTGGACTACCCTCTGGTACATATAAGATACGGACTTTACACAATGGAGTTGCGAATTGGGGTAATATGGAGAGTGCAATCAGCGCTTACTTGATTATGCAAGGGGTTGAATATGTTATTGCTGATTTAGGTGTTGAACAGTTCCGGGATAACTGGCATGATTTGGCTACTATTAATAATGTAATTGTTGGTGATGATGGATTATTAACGTTTACTGTAGCGGCTGATACTGGACATACTAATTGGGGAGTACCGTTGAATATGATTGAAATAGAGGAGGTGTAAAAAAATCCCGTCCTACTTTCACAAGCTGGGCGGGATGAACAAAACTACTATGTGGCCTTACGGCCAATGATGGTACAAAAGTAATATTAATGTTAGATAAAGTATGAGAGATGGAAGAAATAATCAAAGACTTTTTAGAACACCTGTATAGAACCTCTATATATATTGGCCTGGAGTATGCTGGTGTATTTCTTGCGATGGGAGTTGATTTAATATTCGGCATTAAGAAAGCTAAGGAGCAGAATATTGATAGAACATCCACCGCACTAAAAAAAACGGCAACGAAGGGGCAGAAGTATTTTTCTCCAATGCTCTGCTTGACAATTATTGATGTAATGACTTGTATGCATGTACCATTACCTGTATTTACTTTGTTTTGGGCTGGTTATTGCGTCTGGTGTGAGTTTAAATCGGTACGTGAAAAGAGTTGGAAAAAAGCTGAAATATTGGAAGCTGCTAAGACAATGAACGTAGTGATTAAGAATAAAGATGATCTGGCAAAAATGATGGTAGAATTAATGACCGAAGTTAAAGATAAGGAGGAAAATAAATGAGTTTACCAAGAGGGTTGAGAAATTGTAATCCCGGCAATATCCGCATTAGCAAGGATAAATGGCAGGGATTGAGGGAGAAACAGGAAGATAAATCATTCTTTCAGTTTACGGAAATGAAATGGGGCTACCGTGCGTTAATCCGGACGCTCCAAAATTATCGGCATCGACATGGTTGCCAGACGATAGCGGACTTCATTAATCGCTGGGCGCCACCTGTGGAGAACAATACTTCAGGATATATAATTCGAGTATGCAAAGAAATGCAAGTTCCTACCAGTTGTGTACCTGATGTTAATGATAAGTCCACCATGTGCGCTTTCGCAGCTGCGATCTCTCAGGTAGAGAATGCGGTGCCTGCTGTTATGGAGGATATATATAAAGGGTGGGATTTGTTATGAAAGCGCTACCGTGGATATTAGTTATATCGTTGTGTTTGGCGGCTTGCCGGAGTATCGAGTATGTTCCGGTCGAAACAATACGTACTGAGTATAAAACACGTGACAGTATTCGGTATGATAGCATATATAAGCATGATAGCATATTTTATCAGGTCAAAGGTGACTCCATATATAAGTATGTCAAGCAGATGGAGTATAGGTATATCTTTATCAATCGTAGAGATACGGTACTGAAGACTGATAGCGTTCAGGTTCCTTATCCAGTAGAAAAAGAGTTAAACAGGTGGCAAAAGATAAAAATCGAATTGGGAGGCTGGGCATTCGGCGGGCTATTAATTGGTCTGTTAATTGTTTCCTGGCTTATCTATAAGTCCAGAAAGAGATAGTATCTTTGCATCTGTAGAAGTAACTTATCGTTAGATAAGTAAGGCCCTGACTGGTGACGGTTGGGGCTTTTCCTTTAGAAATCTCCTTGGTAATTCTTTATCAGGCTATTCGCTTCTTGGATATCGTGTGGTGTGTAGATATCAGTCATAAGGATACTACTATGTCGAGCCTGATCACGCACGCTCAATACATCATAATGCCGTAACATATTCGTTATACCGGTATCTTTCAGCGAGTAAAATTTATGCTTATCAGATAACTTGAGGTCCTTCCGGACATGCCTTGCCCACCAGTCGCGGAACATCTTTTCTGAACGTTCCACTTTACCGGGTTTCATTCCATCGGAGAAGAGATAATAATCATGTGGATGGTCGAATATCTTGAGGTCGAGCATGAGGTGAATCACCTTTGCCGGCAAAGTGATAGTTCCATCCTTTTTGTTCTTTGAGATTGTGTCTTGGACAAATATAGTCTGCCTTTCCAGACTGATATTAGAGAGCTTTAGCTTTGTCATTTCTGCGGGGCGAATGAAACAATAATAAAGGATATAACTGGCCAACAAAAAATGTGGATTACTCTCCTTCAGGTAATCACATACTTTTTTTAATAAATCTTCTGATAGCACTCCTCTGATTTTCTTTTTTCCTTTCCGGCCAAGACTACTAATGCCATCGGTGGGATTCTTTGTGAGGTAATTGTGATTCAGGCAGAATGTTGAAAAAGACTTCAAGAAGCCAAGATAATTATCTCGGGTGAAAGCTGTATTATCACGGGTGATATATACTTCATCCAGGAGCATGACACAGAAATCTTTGTCGAATTGATATATATAGGTGATGGGAACTTTCTTTTGTTCATTGAACAATTCCATGTTGTGCAGGTAAGAACTGTATGATTTGAGCGTTTCCTGCCTGTAGCGTCCATCCTTCAGCATCTTATTCATAAAGGTGCGATACTTACTGATCACGTCCGCAAATAGCATATAAGCGTTGCTGGATTCTTGCTCGATCCAAGGATTCCAACCAAGTGATAACTTCTCAGATAATCGGTTCATGTAGTCCTTCGCATACTTGCGACGTTCAGTAACCTTTTCAATAAAATTCAGCTTGATTTTTTTGCGACGCATTTCACCATATACAGGATTAAATGCGTAAAAGTCGATGTACCAATCTTTTCCTGTATGAAGAACAGGAGGAGTGTAACCTTGTATTTCTTTGAGTGATGGCATTTTTTTTTATTTGTCTTTGCCCTTCAGCAAAAACAAATACGTTTATAATGTCCGTCCCGTTTCCGTCCCGGCTGTTTGCCTAAAAACGACATAAGCCACTGTAATACAGCGGCTTATTCTTTTTTGTGTCGGAATGAGGCGACTCGAACGCCCGACCCCTACGTCCCGAACGTAGTGCGCTACCAACTGCGCTAC